ACTACGATAGTCGCTATGGAGCTTTATGATATGAGCATTCCAAGACCATCGCTTTTTATACTCAAAGATGTCAATAGGTAACATCACGCCGCAAACCACTCCGGTACATCACGTTTAGTCCAAGCCATTTTGAACCTAGACTGCTTTGTCTTATAGTACATACGGTAGGACTTGACTGGATCCTCAGGGAACATACACTCAGGATTGGATTTCATTGCCAACTTGAAAGGAGTACGCTCAATGTTAGGAATATGGAACGGAGGTGCCATCAGTACTTTACGCAACTTAGTGTCAGTCATATGTACTTTACCATAACGATGCGTGAACTCGTCGCAAAGGGCGATGAAATGTTTGTAGTGCCATATATAGTTGTATAGACTTTCACGAGTCCAGACGGTACAAGGATGGTTAAAATGAACTGCCTTGTACAGTTGCTGCTCACGAAGGTCAGTTAACTTATATCGTTTGACCCTACGATTGTTCTTGCTTAGCTCATAGTACATAGTACCATCAAGCATGCGATGAGTTGTTGACAGCATTTGAGCTGACTCAATAACCATCTTATTGATATGCTTGTCACACTGCTCTCGTGCAGCTATGACAGGATCCTCATTTAGTATGAATAAGTTCATTCATCACTCCTACATCATATAATACAATATCTGGGTTATTCCACCTAGCAGCTTCTTTAGCCGCCTCTTCTTTGGATCCAAAGATCCTAACGTCATCGGTTGATTTCCAATTACCACCACGGCCCTTGACGAATTGCCAATCGCCTTCATCGATTTCGATCATTACGGCGTATGTTGGAAAAAGCTCTAGTTGTCGCATATATTACCCTCCTCTGTAGCATTCATAATTACTATTATACCACAAAAGAAGGGTAATGTAAATAGTTATTTTAAGTAATTTATGCTGCAAGTAACTCCTGTTCTATATCGTTGATTCGGCTGTTCAAGTAATCGTACTTAACTCTTAATTTATGCAGAATATGATAATTACCACGTTTCTCCATTCTGTACATATAATGTTTAAGCTCCTTTGAGTCTCGCTTCAATCTTTCTATTTGAGATCCATACATTTCGTCATCTCTCCGTTTGTTAGTGATTGGTCGTTGCCGAGATATAGTTAGGTTCCTCCGTTGTGTGATAGCTCCAAAAAGTGAAAAAGCCCTAGGACCGTAGAACGATCTTAGAGCTTTCAGTTGAATGATAATGTTTTCTTACCATAATGGTATTTATATTTTTACATCATTTAACGATTAGGCCCGGAAAAGCTTCTGACACTAGCTTTTTGGTAACTCCCTTATAGGCACCAGCTAGGTCCTTTTCCTTCATCTTAATAACAAGCTGCGCATCGTTAGGGTGGATTGCCTCAAGCAACTTGACGAACATCATCTCTACCTTTACGGGTTGGAGCGACTCGCCTGGGCCGCCTTTAACGAAATAGCGAAACCGTTTCGTTTGCTTATTAAGATTCGAGGGAACACTTTTTTCATCAGCAGGTGTGTATGGTGGCTCACCTTTAGGAAGAATGAATTCAACCTCGTCATCATATGCACCCTTCAAAACATCCCTAAGAGCAAGGGTATTGTACTCACGAAGTACTTCAACCTTGTCAACACGGGTAGGTGCTTCACCCGCTTTAGTTAGGATTTCATGGACTGTTAGTCCAGTCAACTTATTCACTGCCATTTTAGTAAAACTCCTCAACACATTCTATTAGCATTTTGCAACGTTTCTTAATAAGATAATTTAGGACATTCCTTTTGAGACCAATAGGATCCTCCTCAAACTTATTTATAATTGCTTCTTTTATATGACTAGGTGTGCAGGACAGATCGATTAGGTTCTTGTTGCGAACGTAATTACGATAAGTGTTCTCGTCCATAACGGACTGCAGATCCTCTGCATGTTCTAGCCAATGTTCAATCTTTTTCTTAGTCACTGGTGACTGTCGTATACCATCAACAAAAGTATTATCAGGACTGAGACAATTAGGGACTCCATCACCTGAGTCTCCTTTCAGTATATGTTCGAATAGATAATGTCTTGGGTTCTTATCAGTCACTGCTTTCTTTTGCATTGGACTGAACTGCTTAACGTTACTAAACTTTTGCAGCTGAATGAAATCCTTGTCGGATGAAACGATCATCATTGGTTCGTGTTTACCAAACTCTTGAGTCTCATAAGCAAGAGCACCAATGATATCGTCAGCCTCACAGCCGTCAATATGAATAACTTTATAAGGGAAGTTTTGAGCGATCTCATCCCTGACCTGATTGATGATACGAAAGATCTCATCCCAGTCTGCTGCCGAGTCGTCACGGTTTTCTCTCCGCTTAAATTTATAGTTAGGGAAGTAATCCCTACGCCATGTCCGCGCATCACACGCGATAACTACTTGGCCGTACTCACTACGAAACTTTTTGTTATACATTCGAATTGAGTTGAGAATCATGTGACGTATAAGGTCCTCATTGATCTCTAGTTTTTGTACCACAACGCCAGCTATGGCGATTCCATTATAATCAATTACTATCATTATCTTCTTGGTTATCCTCTACGAGTTTTTTTAAGGTCTGATGTAGTTCCGCCAATACCTCATGTAGGAAATGCGGACTTCCAGCCTGTCGGGTGATGGCTGCTACCATCATATTGCAGATGACGTTCAGATCATCCTTCATATCATCTATGTCGTAGCCTTCATCATCTAAGAATTCGGCTATACCTTCAAATATGTCAAGGGCCAATTCGACTGATTCCTCAGACTTATGTACCACAGGGAAAGGTATTACGTTATCATTCATAGTACTATTATACACCATTTTCCTTAAGATGTAAACCATTAATATGATTTTTTCTTACTCTAACTTGAATCCACGTGTTGTAGTATTCGTCTGTTAGCAATGCATCTCTCACGAATTGCTCCTTTGCTTCCAGATAACCACACTCGCCTTTGGTTTTGCAGATGTGTAGTATCTCTCTGCGAAAGTTGTCTTTGCCGTATTTTTCTATGTCTGAATTGAGCTCTTCCGACGACCCATAGTAACTTCTCCAATCGGATTCGACCTGGGTGTGTTTTCGTCGTTTACGAGTTTTAGTGATGGGAAGGATCTTCTTGCGCCAAAAGAACTTTTTTCCAATGTACTTGCGGCCATTCTCGATATTAGTAATAAGATAAACAAACCCGTAAATATCCGAATGGTCAACGCCTTCTGGTAGTTCGTACTCCGCGCCTTCATATAACCAATTCATACTTAGTCCATATTTTATTCAATATAGACTATTTATATGCTACTCCTCGTCCCAGTCTCCATAGTCAGGATCATCCTCGAACTGTAGTTCCTCAAAATCCTCTTCACCACAATGAGGACAGAAATTTAGTTCTGCCTCATCATCCTCAAACTTAATACTAAACTTAACCCCACAAGCAAAACATTCCTTAGTGATGCTCATATCGTAACGCCCTCTAACTCCTTTGAGAGTAGATAGGACTGTAGTTCTTGAAGACCACCAATCAGGTGGTTGCCATCAAAGATAAGTGGCATCGATCTTGCCATAGGAAACTTCTCAACGAAGGCTGCAGTAGTCATATCGTGTGGAACCTTGACTTCAGTAAAATCAATGTTCTTAAGAGTGAGTGCGGCCTTTGCACCAACGCAGTGACCACACCCATCCATTGAATAGATAGTAATGTTCATAGTGATAATCCCTTAAAAGTATCCTCAGATACATCCTGTTTAACCCCGCCAAGAACATAAGAACTGATCTCAGTTTCTTGTGGTGCCACCTGAACGTTTCCTCCGCCAATCCATTTTTCAGTCCACGGTAATGGATTTGATTGACCAGGAGAGTACGGACAGGTGTAACCTAACACTTTCATGCGCTTACACGCAATCCATTCTATATAATCATATAAGAGTTTAGCGTTAAGGCCAATCATTGATCCGTCCTTGAACAGATAATCAGCCCATTGCTTTTCTTGTTCGACTGCATCAACGAACATTTGAATTACCGCGTCGGACGTTTCTTCTTTGATTTTTTCGAAGTCTGGGTCGTCTTTCGGGAGGGCTTTGAGGATTGTTTGACTGGCGGCGAGGTGGGTGTTTTCATCTCTTGCGATGAACTTGATGATTTTGGCGTTGCCTTCCATCTTCTTAAGCTCTGCAAAAGCCCACGAACAAGCGAACGAAACATAGAATCGTACTCCTTCTAAAACATTAATTGAGTTCAGAGCCATCCATAGTTTTTTCTTTAGTTCGTATAGATCCACTTCGACCTTTTTACCATTAACGGTATGCGTGCCTTCACCGAGTAGTTCCCACCACTTTGAGGCCTCTATCGATTCATCATAATATCGACTAATGTCCTTTGCGCAATCAACGATCTCTTGGATATCCAACATTTCGTCAAAGACACGACTTGGGTTTGGATATACGTTACGAATGATATGCGTGTAAGAACGACTATGAATAGTCTCCATGAATGCCCACGCCATAACCAACGGCTCAATCTCTGGAACTGACGCAACCGGCATGAGCGTTTCGGTTGGTCCTCGACCCTGAACGGAATCCAATAGGATCTGCCGTTTAAGGTTCGATGTAAAGATATGTTTTTCGTTATCAGTCAGGTTGGCAAAGTCGCCCTTGTCCTTTGATACGTCGACCTCTTCTGGTCGCCAAAAGAAACCTAACTGTTTATCGGTAATCTTATCCAATGTAGGATAACGCAATTGATCATAACGAGCCACATCCACGGGCTCGTCAAAGAACATCATTGACTCAAGGTGAGATTTTTTCTTCTTTTGAAATACTGACATGTGCTTTCCTTATATGACGCAGCTATCACAGTGCTCATCATCTATTGCGGCTGACTCAAGTTCCACTAATGCTTCTTCCTTGAACTCACCGGATCCATCGTAAGTGTTGTTATAATATAGTTGCTTACCACCATACTTGTAAAAAGTAACAATGTCTTTAATCATTTCAGACATAGGTACCTTACCTTCATCAAAGTGCTCAGGATTATAACTCGTGTTCACGGATATTCCCTGATCGATATACTTCTGTAGTACTGCACAAATCTTAAGGTAACCCTGTGGAGATTTTTGATCCCACAGCAGATCGTACTTATTTTTAAGATGGTGGTACCCAGGAACTACCTGAGCCATTACACCATCCTTTGACTGCTTATACGATACCAACGCACGAGGTGGTTCAATACCATTCGTGGAGTTGGATATCTGAGCAGATGTTTCTGCTGGCATCAACGCCATCAGAGTAGAGTTACGAATGCCTGATGTTTTCAGTTGCTTTCGTAGACCTTTCCAATCCATTCTCTGTTTAGGTTTGACGAGTTCATCAACGTCCTTCTTATAGGTGTCAACAGGAAGAACTCCGTCACCATACTTTGATTCGTTGATCAATGGAATGGATCCTTGCTCTGCTGCTAAATCAGCAGATGCCTTGATTAGGTAATATGACCATGCCTCAGCGTATTCATCAATAGTGGCCAATGCTTCTTCGTTATATCCCAATCCTCTTTTCGCCAAAAAGTAAGCAAGGTTAATAATACCAATCCCAAGAGGACGACGGTTCCGTGTGGAAACTTCGGCTGCTTTAACAGGATAAGCTTGGTAATCGAGAAGAGCATCCAGCGATCTAACGGCGAGATTACAGTATTTTTCAAAGTCTTTAGGTTCATTAATGAGTCCCCAGTTAATTGCTGATAACGTACACAGCGAGATCTCACCCTCGTCGTCGTTTGCTGAGTTTAATGGTTTAGTTGGAAGATCAATCTCACAACATAGATTTGACTGCCTGATTGGAGCAAGGTCTGATTTGAACGCGCCGTGATCGTTTGCATGGTCGACATTCATTAGGTAGATTCTACCAGTGTCCTTTCTCTCCTTGATGAACTGACTAAAGACATCAATCGCTGGCATAGAGTTTTTACGAATGGATGTCTTGCGCTCATACTTTTCGTATAACTCACGAAACTTGTCTTGGTCCGCATAGAATGCTTCGTATAGTCCAGGGACATCATCAGGCGAAAAGAACGTAATGTTACCACCTGATAGTAGCCTTTCATACATCAGTTTATTGAACTGAAATGCATAGTCCATATGACGGACTCGGTTCTCTTCGGTACCCTTGTTGTTTTTAAGTACTACAAGATCATCAAACTCTAAATGCCAAATTGGGAGATATACAGTTGCTGCACCGCCGCGCACTCCTCCCTGACTACACGATTTGACCGCAGCCTGGAAGTACTTAAGAAACGGGATAAGTCCTGTGTGTACAATTGAGCCATCCGCAATCTTAGATCCGAGTGCTCTGATACTCCCTGCGCTAATTCCAATTCCTGCCTTTTTAGAAATGTACCGAACAATCGACGTCGCCGTTGCGTTGATTGAATCCAGGCTATCTCCGCTTTCAATGAGGACACATGAAGAGAACTGACGAGTAGGTGTACGCACGCCAGCCATAATCGGAGTCGGTAGCGAAATGTAAAATTGTGAGATTGCATCATAAAACTCCTTTACCCATTTCATACGGGTATCTTTTGGATAGTTTATAAACAGTGTGGCTGCAATCATCATATACAGCATCTGCGGAGTTTCGTAGTATTCTTTGGTCCTACGGTCCTGCACGAGATACTTGCCACGGAACTGTTCCATACCAACAAATGTAAACATATCGTCACGTTCGTGTTTGATGTATGATCCTAATTGATCTATCTCATCACGGGTATATTCCTCCATGATGGATCCATCGTATACACCACGGGATACGTTCTCAATGATAAGTTGAGCCAAGGGCCAAGGTTCGTATTGACCATAAACCTCTTTACGCAACTTGTAGTTAATTAGACGTGAGGCAACATACTGATAGTTAATCGTTCTATCAGATATCAGCTCTGCCGCCGATTTGATTAAAAGCTCATGAATGTCATAGGCTGGGATCTTATCGTATAACTGAATATTTGCCTTGATTTCAATCTCTGATATAGACACGCCAGTGATATCTGCAGTTGCCCACTCGAGTACTTTATGGACTTTATCAAGGTCGAACGGCTCAGTTCGGCCGTCCCTTTTAGTAACAAAAATATTATCTGCCATCAAGTGACTCCAATTTTCTAAATGATAAGACTATTATACCACAAAAAGGCTAGGATGTAAACCCTATTGTGTGTCTTTTTTCGTATTTTTTTCTAAAGAATTTTCGTAGTAAACAATGACTTCTTTTTGCTGAAGTATGTACCTACGAAGTTCGGCCATGTTCAAGGACATTGCCTCGTAGCCGCGGACTGACATAGCAACGAATACCAATTGGCCGTTCTCATCCGTAAAACGACTTTCGAACTCATCATAGTTCTCGGCGGTGACAACAAAAAACTCAACGTCGGCCAAAGAAAGACCTTTTGGTCTATCAGCCAATGGGATATCTTTTTCTATGATCTGAGGTACGGTTACTATCTTCTCTTGTGGAGAGAACAGTGCGCAGCCACCGAGTACACTAGTTGCTAGTAGCAGACTCGAGATCGTCAAATAGTTTTTTGGTTGCATCATTAATTCTACTTTCGATTAGTCCAGGTTTACGAATCGCCAAGCGAGTAAGGTCGTGTTCCTGAAGTTTATTCAATAGCTCATCCTGATAGGATTCTGCTGCTTGTAAAGACTCGTTAAGCTGAGTGTTTAGCTCAGCTTGCCTTGCCGCAGTTTGTTCCATTTGGTCTATTACGACTTCCTGGGCGTCAACTGCTGTTTCTAGTTTTGCTGCGTTTTCAGTTAGTAGTTTGATCTGAGCCTGAGTGTCTTTATAGTAAAAGTAACCACCTACGGCAACCGTCGCTAACACTGATCCCATAATCAAATAAACCTTCAATCCACCAAACATTATACGTCTCTTTTAAGAACGCTCATAACTTTATTTTGGATGGCCTTTGCCCAAAACGGTTGAGGAAAGTTCCAACCGATAAATGCGCCAACTGCTACCCAGATAAGTACGTCAATCATTCTATTTCTCCTGTTTCTTTTTAGGTCCA